TCGCGGTTATAAAAACTCTTGACCTTTTCTGCAATCATTTTAATCATGCCCTGCTTAGATCCTTTGACCTTTTCTGCTGTTTCAGCTGTAGGTTGCTCAGGTGCCGGCATAGCAGGAGCTGGTTCAGTAGAAGCTGGTTCAACAGGAGCCTGTGTATCACTCATGCCCAATGCTACTAAAATTTCTGGGTAATTTTCGTTAGCCCATACTTTGAATACTTCAATCGGAGGTACACGAATTTCTTCAGCCCGTTTCTTTTCATCCTGCATGGCATCTTTTAGATCTTCATCGTCAATGCCATACTGACTAAAGAAATTATATGCGGTTTCAAAATCTAATTCAGGACCATCTTGCCCCTGTGGTAATTCTGAAAGTCCTTGTTTAAGTTCTTTGATTTGTTCGTCAGTTAATTTGCCTTGTTCAACTGCTTCAGCCCATTCGTTGAATGCATCAAATGCGCTTTCTTTGACATTTGAGTCGCATGCACATGGATCTTCTTTGCATTCTGGGCAAACATCAGTTTCTTCTTTGACATAATCTTCAAGATCAACCTTGTTTGCTTCTCCCATGATTCTGTGCAACAGAGGAAAATAACCTGTTAATTCTTCTTGGAAAGAACTTTGTGTAAATTTACTCTTATATTCTTCCATGGTAACTGCATCAAGCTCCATGATGTCGTCGTCCATGGGTTCTTGTTCATTAAATTCTGCTAACCATGATTGGTAGTGGTGTTTCTTTCCTAATGCGTCTATCTTTGCTTTGAGCTCGGTCAATCGGCCTACGGCCCTCTCAGTGATGCCCATAGCGTCGTCGTGTAAACTTGTTCTTTGTATTTTACGTTGAAATTCTTGTAGTTGGGCGATTTCTTCGCTCATACTGATGATTGCCTTGCCTGCAGGATCATGCGGAATACCGCCGTGATCCACGTGTTGGGCCATGGCAAATGCGCCTGCTGGATGGATGAACGGATATTTAAAACGCTCACCATCTCTATTTTGAATAAAAATTGCCTTGATGTTCTTACGTTGACTACGAGCACCTGCAAACATTTCGTCAACTGGTTTTGCATGCCTTACGATAACTTCGGTAGATCCTTTGATAGCGCGGCTAGTTTTTTTGGTACTTTTTTGGTTCCAACGTGATTCATTCATATTATTCATTTCTGGTTCTTCCTTAGGACCTTGTGTTGCGGCCAAATGTTGAAAATCATTTCGATCAAGATTTGTTTTGGCAATATCTCGAGTATCAAATCTCAACAGTCTGCGCATGGCAAAAAATCGCATTTCTCTTAAGAAATTATACCAATCTTTTTTGGCAGGGTCGTCTTGATTTTCAGTAATCCCCTGGCTATAATAAACTTTTAAACTGCCTAGGTCATTTAAACTTAGACTTACACGGCCTAGGTTGTTACCTTCTACAACAAAATCAAAATCAAAAAATCTTGCTTGCGCAGGGTCAATAGTAACTGCACCCGTTTCATCACCCATTTCTAGATTGCTGAATCGGCTACGTATTTTGTCAAAAACATCTTGGCTGATTATTTGGATAGCTTTCATATTGTTATTTAGTAAGAACTGATGTAGATAGGTAGGGGCATGTCCCATTCATCCTCTGCTTCTTCTCGAAGTTTATCGTAAATTGCAGGATCCCATTCTTGTAATAATATGGCCATACGCAAGGCTAACAATACACTGCTCACTAAGTCGTCGTGACTGCCTGTTTTTCCGGCAAAACTTATACCCTTAGCCACATAAGTTTTAAGTTCCGAAATTAAAGATTTAGAATGTAATTTCATTCTATTACTTTCGATGAGATGTTTTAATTTGGCACATATAGAAATTTTACTAGTATGTGTTGTGTTGAATCCTTTACGGAATCTACGCACATGGCCTTTCTTAATTGGCTCACTTAAAAACAATCCCGGGATACTTTCTTCACCAATTTCACTGATCGATACCAATGCGGCTTCGCCTACTGTATTGTTTTCTACGCTGTAATATAAACTAGCAGTAGCACCTTTTTCTGCACATTCATTTTGTATGTACTGGCAAATATCTCTTAAGATCCTAACTTGCCCCTGGATAGGAGTGAGGTTATGATGCCATTCTGATATTTGTTCAAAGCTAGGTAATTCTAACACCTGTATGGCGGCCGGGTCGCCGCCTGTGCCTAAACTAGGGTCTAGGGCTACAATATAGGTGTTTTTAGGATTGATTTTTTTATACCAACGACATTGCCCCATTTTCATAATGGGTTCTTTACCGTCAAGATCGGCTAGTTTGATACTGCTGATTAATGTTTCATCAAATACTAAAAATTCACATTCGTGTTCACGTCGGAATCGTTCTTCTCCCACACGCGATCTTTCTTCGTTGGCCCATGTTTCGTCGCGATCTGGATGTTGGCTCCAAATGGCCGTATACGGAGAAAATCCGTTTTTACCCAACGGTGTAGTATTACCGAACTCGTCCGTTCTTTTATTAGCTTCTTTCCAGATCAAAGAAAATTGATCTTCGTCACTGTTAGGTGTTGATGTAATAATTGCCTTACCACCTGTGGCCAGTGTGGGTGAGATCGAAGTCCAGAACTCTGTAGCAATGTTAGGTTCTACGTAGGCAAACTCGTCACAGTATAGTAGTGATACAGACATACCACGACCTGTTGTTTCAGTTGTTGTCTGTGCAACGATACGAGAGCCGTTGTCAAATTCAATTGATTGCTTATTATAACTGGTAACACCAGCACGTATCCAGTCGGGGCAAGTCTCGTATGCATAACGTAATCGTTGCATAATTTCCTGCGCACCTGTATATTTGTGCGCCGAGATAAGAATTGTGCTATCGGGTACAAACATACCATACCATAGCAAATAGCCTACGGCCGTTGTGGTCTTTCCCATCTGGCGCCCGAGCATATTTACACTGAATCTATTGTCGTTGTAGCTCTGCAATAATTCTTTTTGATATTCAAATGCTTGGTATTGTATCTTGCCCTTGGTAGGGTGCTGTATAAAGAAATAATTTTCAAGAAAGAAAGCCGCACCTGTCAACGGATCTTGACATTTCAACAAGTTCTCAATATCCTGCTCACTGAACTTTTGCTGTGTGTGAGCAGTTTTAATTAACTTAGCGTCAATAGTTTTTGTTACCATACCTTTATTTACTGAAAAAAATAGCCTCCGAAGAGGCTATGTGGATTAATAGTAGATTAATCGTTATCTGTCATGATATCGTCTTCATCGCTTTTTGTAAGTTTGACCTTACCCTGTAATTCTGGTTTATTTTTAAGGATTGCTAGGGCGTAGTTATTAGCACCTTTCCTCCAATCAAAGACTTTAATTTCGCCTCTGCTTCTAAGGATTCTTCCGTCAATCTTTATATACCATGGGCCGCGATCTCGATCCATTTGTTGTTGACGCATTTTCCGTTCAAAATCAGGATCATCTTCGTGTCCTAGTTCATGCTGTAGTTCGTCACGTTTAAATGCACGTTTTTCATAATCCATTTGGCCTTGCTCACGACGCTCTTGATCCATTGGATTATAATACGAACTTCTGCGTCCGTACACTTCACTTACTTTTTTTTTTGATTCAGCTTCGGCTACAAACTCTTTGTATTCGGCCATTAATGATTCATATGCTGTTGGGTTAGCATTAGGTTGATTGGTGCGGCGACCAAAGCCTGCTCCGGGTTGATTTTCGTGATGCGCAAATTCTTCAGAATCAAATGAAGGAGCATTGCGAGGATCGTTAGGTGTGTTGTCGTACTGACCTTCGTCAGTTTCTTCTTCCATTGCGCCGCCAATACCACCGCCGATTGCCGCGCCAACTGGTCCGCCTAGCATTGCACCACCGACTGCACCTAATGCACCACCTATTGCACCCTCGTCGGCTTCTTCATCTCCGCCTGCATCGTGCATTTTGTCAATAACACTACGCATCACTTCTGTATCACTGTCACCTTGCACGGGTTCTACGGATACCATTGGTTCAGCAGTCAATGCCGTTGGCTCTTGTTCGATGCCTAAATGACCCGGTTCCACTTGATGCATGCCTGCTAGTTGCATAATATCTTTTAGCATGCCTGTTAATTCAGAGCCGCTGGCCGCTGTCATGTTAATGGTTGCAGGAGTGCTAGGACGATCTGTTCCCATCATGCCCATTGGGCCGCATTCTTCAAGGTCAACACTTTCTTTGACAATATTTGGATTACCTGCATCTAGCTCAGATAATCTTTTCATTAAATCGATCATTTGCATAATTATTTCCTTAGGTCCTGTGCCTGAAACTTTAGAAGACTTTCTTGTTTGACTTCAGTATCAGTGTTAAATTTAGCGGCGCCTTCTGTAGGAATTTCTTCACCGCGGGCCTTGCGTTGTAGTTTTAAAATATCGTTAAGTTCTTTGACAAATCCTGTATTGTATTTGTCGCCATAATAATCTTCAAATTTAGCATTTGGTGATTCTTTATAATCTGGGTCGTCTAACAATGCACCAGTAGGTTGCTCTTTTGGTGTTTGATATTCTTCGGTAGGTTCTCCAGGAGCACGAACTACTAAATGTTTTTTATTGATACCTAATTCTGTGCTTAGATATTCTGTTAATTCTTGTTGCGTAGTTGGATAATCTAAAGTAACTTCATAGATGCTAACTTCACAATTTTTAACTTGAGGAAAGTCTAGTGGCAAAGATTGGATGGGAGTTTTTCCAGCTTTCTTAAAGCCGCTAACTGCATATTTTTCCAGTAATGATTTTAAAGCAGTTTCCTGAGCAGTTGGGAATTCTCCAGCAACTTTAACTCTGAAGTCGTACTTTTTTACAGATTCTGAAAGGTATTGTTTAAAAGTTTTCATAGTATTATTTATTCAAATTCTTAAGTTTTTCGAGTATGCTGTTGCGATCTGTTAGAATAAATCCCTGTCCTTCTACAGTGTTGCTCTCTTCAGCACCGTGTTTTTTATCAATGGCCAATTTTTTTAACTGCAAATCAACCATTTTAAGTTTCTTGTCTATTTTGGCGCTTTTTGCAGTGATAGCCGCATTCATCATATTAGCCGCTACTTCGAACATTCGAGCACCGTATCGAGGATCCACATTCATTCCCAGATCCATTAGGTCATCGTAGGCCTGTTCTGCTTTAACTGCCAACGCATCTAGCTCTGCATCGCTTACATCACCTAATCCTTTAACTCTGGGCAAGGCCGCCGCAATTTTATCAAATTCTTCTAATTTTTCTTCTAATGTAAATGCAGGAACAGGTGGTGCAGTAGAAGCATCAACCAAAGGTTCTGCAGATGGTGTAATATTTAGAAGATCTTCTAGTTTTTTTGTCATGTTATCATCCAGGGTGCTTTAGCTTTTACAAGCTCATATTGTTTATTTAAATATAAATTATAAGATTCAATTATTTTTGGAGTGATAGTTTTATTGGTAATTTTTGAGATAGTGTCTAGTACAATATCTCGATTGTGTATAATATCATGCATTTTTATTTTAAAAATTCTATCTTTATATTGATCAGGAATTTCAGTTTCATGCTGATAAAACTTATCAATGTCAAAGTAATTTCCAGATTCTGAAAATAATTTTTCTGTTATTGCAGGAGTTATATCTTCTGGAGAATTTATACCCTCAAATAACTGAGGCTGTTTTTCTTTTTTACTTAACCATTCTGCATGTGAAAATTCTGAAATTACTTTGAACCACATGTTCAATTGTATTCTTGGTGAATCTTTAGGAGTAACTGTTATTATAACATTTTTACAATTAGGATATTTTAAAAAAAGATCTTCCCAAACAGGCACAACGTGATCCATCATTACTAGTGGCAGGCGAGGATTTATAGGCTCGGCGTAATTATAAATCGAATCTTTATTCATATTATAATTCCGGCTGGTTCTTTGATTATGTTTTAACAACGAGCCGTGTGCATTGCCAAATTTTGAAAACGAATTTATTGGATCAATATCATAGGCAAGATTAGAAATTAATCCTGAAATAAAATTTCCGCAGGTGCCGCCTAAAAAATTTACAAGATAAACATGATCATTTACCATGATAAATGTCCCGCTCACTGATCACGCGAAATTTAATACCTTGATTTTTACACCATACACCGGCGGCCTGCCACTTGGACATATTCTTAACATACTGCGCTTGATTGTAGGGATTCTTTCCAACTTTTTCTGCCAGCATTTGATTCATGGGTTTGATCTCGATCATCTCTACATGTTTTTTCATATTCTTATCTACGTAGGTGATTACAAAATCCGGGACGTATACTGTGCCTTTTCCGGTCAATGGATCTCTATAAGGTATTCTTACTGGTTCGCTGGCCCACTGTTGCACACTGGGATTATTATCGCAAAAACTCATAAAGGTATATTCCCAGCTACTTCGATAAGTAGGATCTTTACTGCCTACATATTTTTCTGGGTGTTTTATTTTATAGATACCCTGACTAAATTTCATAGCGCAATGTTTCTATTTACTTCTTCGTTGGATATAAATTGAGGAGAGTATCCTAAAAAACTAGTCTTGTATCGATTGTAATTGATAATTTCAGATACCACAGCGTTAATTTCTACATCAGTTAATCCTCCCAATGTGTCTAGTAATTGCAAAGGATTAAAATTATCTCGCTTGGCCTGTTTGATCATGACCACAGATACTGACTCTGCAGAAATTCGATCAAATCCTCGTCCAGTAAAAAACGATCTCATAGCATCCAGTGTGCCGGCGTCAATTTCTAATGGTGAAAGAAAATAATTGTCATAGGCCTGGACAGAGCTGTAATCACTATTAGTAATTGGTTTAGGTGGTAAGTTTGTATATAGAGATTTCATTTATTTTTTGCCTAGTAAACTAATTGCTTTTGCTTCCGTAAATGCTTCGGGACTTTTAGGAAAAACTATATTTTTAGTTTCACCAAAACCCGGTGGTGTATATCTGTTTGACTGTAATGCGCCTGCGGCAATACCTGCAACTGTACCTGCTCCAACAGTATACAATTCTTTTAGTGCTTTATCTTTTGATATTTTACCTATATTTTCAACTAGCTGTTTAGTTTTTAATGCTACGCCTAGAAAATCTGCCGGGCTTGATGCAGTGGCCAGTAGGCCATCGGCGCCAAATATAGTATCAGCACCATCAATAACTCCACCGGCACCAAAAAGATTTCCGCTTGCACCAACACCTAATGGGCTAGGTGAAACATCATAATACAAGGGAGCCCACCCTGCAGGACTACGGCCTTTAATAATTTTGCCTTTCCTATAAACTACAGTTTCGTATGCCACAGTCATTTTATTGACCATGGTCCTGTTAGCTTCGTCTTGATTTAGACTGTCATGTGTCCAGTCGGCAATCATTGGGTTGACCAATGTTATTTTTGTAAAATCTGCAACTCCGTGTCCTTTGTGCATAAGAAATATATCGATGCTGTCAAAGAACGGTATCTTTTGAAAGTTATCTAATCCATATGCATAAGACTTATCTGAATATTTGGTATCACCGTATTCGACAAATTTTTCTTTGTTTTTTACTTCACCGTACACGCTGTCCATGAAATAATATTGATAGTAATTTTTCCAAAGGTCCGTTGTGATGTCACTGTTATCGTCGTGGAACTCAATAGCTACATTTCCGTAGGTAAGTTTAGTTTGTACTATAGTTCTTCTATTATATTGATTAAGTGTTTCTGTAGCAATGGTAAATTTTGGTAGATCGACTCGTTTGACCAACAATCCTACGTCATTTTTTCTTTTTTGTTCCCATACAGGATCAATAATGACTCCGGGATTAATATTAAAATTTACAAAATAAAGGAAATTAAACTTAGGGGCACGAGAATAATTGTTCTGTACATAAAGACGATTAGCATGCTGATAGTCTTTCATGCTGGCATCACTGCCGCCAAATAGTCCAGTACCTATGTCATTTAAAAAATTATTGAAAGCATTACTCATAATGATATTTATGCCAATAAAAAAGCCCGGTTTTTAAGCCGAGCTTCTTTAATATTAGTGGGGATATTATCCGCCAATAGCTAACGATCTTACTGTGCGACCGACTGCCGCTCCAAGACCAGTAGGATTGCCCGATGTGTCTACTTGCAAAGCATTATCGTATGTGATAGATAATGCAATATCCATTGGTTCGTTGTTTGTATAATCGCCACCTTGGTAAGTAGCTTGTTTAATAAAACATCCGTGATACTCAAAAGCTTCTAGTACATTAGGTTGATATGCTCCGTTACCGCCGTCCAAGATTTCGACACGCATTAAGAATTTGTAATCAATACCAGACGCCGCACCACTTTGCTCAAAGAAATCAAACTGTTTCTGCATCTGTTCGCCAACCTTCTTGCTCACAGCATTAGTTACATCATCACGTAAGGTTAATGTTGCGTCTGTAAAACTATGACGACCTGCTAGTTTTACAGTACTGTTATAAACTGCTAACTTGATCTCTTCAAAACTGATAACTGGGCGAGTAACATTCATTACCTGCTTGGTTAGTTCTGTACTCGGAGTACCTGCAACACCAAAACCGTCTAGAGTAACGCGGAAGCGGTATCTTAGTTTTGGCATCAACAGACCCTGCGTATTAGAGCTTTGGTCTGTATTCAGCGGTACTGTAAATCTATTTAAACTTGAAATTGGCATTTAAATGCTCCTTCTTTAATTTTTAATTAGTTTGATCCAGGAAATCCTGCACCAAGGTCGCCGCTGGCAATAGCACCGGTGTTAAGTATTCTCAACGGAATGTAAATAAACTCCACTGCCTTAACTGGTTCAATAGCCACGTCTAACCATAGTTCACTGCGATCAATTCTAGCAGGGGTGTTGTTACTTGTGTCGCAAACAACAATGAAATCGTACAATGCTCGTTGACCAACTAATTCAATTAGTAGGCTTTCAGTAGCCGCTTTGATTTCTCTACGAGTCTGTGCATCGTTTGGTTCAAACAAGAACGGCTTAGCTAAGATTGCCAACTGTCTACGCAAGTATGCTACTAAACGTGCCACGTTGATACGATCTAATGCAGAAGCATCTTTGCTACGTGTATACTGACCAAAGTTCACAATACCTACACCTGGTAGTGTGGCAATTGGGTTAACTTTAATATCATGTAAAGTATTTCTCAGACCTTCATAAAGAGCTACAGTTTTAAACTCACCAGTTGTTGACTCAATGTATCCTACGGATGTAGCATTGTCGACGCCGCCCCGGCGTGTTCCTGCTGGAGCAAACCACTGATAGCTCTTAGCATCACTATTAACAATAGTACGTAACATCATATGACTTGGAGGTACAACAATATTTTTGCCTGTATTATCTGTTGTGAAACCACTTGGATAGAACATAGACATATAGCTGTCATAAGTTACTGCACCTGTGTCGCCGTTGTCAAATGCAAGGGCTTTATTAGAACCCCAGTTGTTTAATGTAGTGGCATTGGGCTCTAAACGGAATGGAGTATCACCTACTACAAAAGCAGTTTGTCCTCGATCAGTATTTAGGCTAACCATGTTAGCAATTGCTTCTGGATAACCAGGTGTAGCAATTAGGTTGTAGACTAACGTATCTGTATCACGAACATCTGTATTTGTATCGATTGTAGCTTTTAGTTTAGAAACAACAAATGCTCTCTGTGCAAGACGACCAAATGTTCCAGATCCA